CAAAAATTAATTACCTCAGATTTTACCATGTCAAAAAAAATGATTATATTTACTATATGAATAATAAATACAAAGATATACTGGATAGCCTAAAGGAAGACACCACTCCCAAACACATTAACGATAGAATTTTAATAATTGACGGACTAAATACATTTATTAGAAGTTTTGCTGTCAATCCTAGTACAAATGAAGATGGAATTCATATAGGAGGAATGACTGGTTTTTTACATTCTATAGGTTATGCCATTAGAAATATAAAACCAACTAGGGTTATTATATGTTTTGATGGTAAAGGTGGAAGCCAAAGACGTAGAAAACTGTTTCCAGATTACAAGGGCAACCGTAGAGTTAGAAAATCACTAACTAGATCAGACACGTTCTCTAACCTTGAAGATGAACAAATTTCAATGGGACAACAGATACAACGACTAACTGAATATTTAGCATGTTTACCAATAACAACCTTAGCAACAGAAAATATTGAAGCTGATGATGCAATGGCATATATTTGTCAACAAATTTATCCAAAAAGCCAATGTATCTTAATGTCAACCGATCGCGATTTTTTACAATTAGTAGATAATAGAGTACAAGTTTGGTCTCCAACAAAGAAGAAGTTTTATGGTGGAGATACTATAAAGGAAGAATTTGGTATAGAATCAAAAAATTTCATTATATTAAAATGCATCACAGGCGATGGATCAGACAATATCCCAGGAATAAGAGGAGCAGGAATAAAATCATTAGAAAAAAGATTGCCCATATTATTTGGAGACAAAGAACTCCAAATTTCTGACGTAATTGAATATATAAAAAATCATGGTGACAAAACTAAATTAAGTGAGTCACTTTCACAGTCATCAGAACTATTAGAATTAAACCATAAACTAATGCAACTTAAAGATGTTGAGATATCTGGCCATGCAAAAGAATCTATTATGAGTATCGTAAAATCAGATGTGAATAGCTTAAATAAATTCAAATTTGAAACGTATGTTTTAGAAGATAATATTAATAGAATATTTAAGAATCCAGGATTATGGTTAAGAGATTCATTTGGCCAATTAGATAAGTTAGCTAAAATTGGAGAATAATAAATGAGAGAAAAGTTAAGTGAATATGGATATTCATTCCAATGCAAGCTAATTGCAACACTGTTCAAGGACAGAGCATTCTTACAACAGATTATAGATATTCTAGAACCGTCTCATTTTGAATCAGAAGCTAATATTGCGATAGTTGAGATAATTAGAGAGTACTTTTATACATATAAACAAGCTCCAACAATTGAAGTAATGTCAATTAAGGTTAAGGAAATAACCAATGACGTACTACAGACCACTATAATTACACACTTAAAAGACTCATACAAACAGTTAGATGCACCAGATTTAGAATTTGTAAAAGAACAAACCATAAAGTTTTGTAAAAACCAATTGTTAAAAGCTGCAATTATGGATTCTGTAGAACTTCTAAAGAGAGGAGAATTCGACCAGATTAAATTAAAAATAGATGAAGCTATGAAAGCCGGCTTAGAACGATCTATTGGACATGATTATAAGGACGAAATAGACGAAAGATATAAGGAAAGTGTTAGAAATACTGTAGCAACTGGATGGGATGTCATAGACGATATTGCAGATGGTGGACTAGGTAAAGGTGAATTAGGAGTAATGGTTGCACCATCAGGTATTGGTAAGTCTTGGGCATTGGTAAATTGCGGAGCTGCAGCAGTAAAAGCAGGCCTAAATGTGATACATTATACTTTAGAATTAAATGAAGCTTATGTAGGATTGAGATATGATGCCGTAATGAGTGGAATACAGGCACAAGAATTAAAGTATCATATAGACGATGTTAAAAATCTAGTTGGAAAGTTACCAGGTAAACTGATTGTGAAATATTATCCAACAAAAGGAGCAACAGTTAATAGTTTAGCAAGTCATCTTGAAAAATGTAGAATGCAAGGATTTGACCCAGATTTAATAATATGTGATTATGCTGATTTATTAAGAGGACATGGTAAAGAAGTACGACATGAATTAGGAAATATTTATGAAGACTTAAGAGGACTAGCTGGAGAACATGAAATACCAGTATGGACAGCTTCACAGGCAAATAGATCTTCACTTAGCGATGATATTATCGGAGCAGAGAAAATAGCAGAATCATATGCAAAAATAATGACAGCAGACTTAGTTATATCTTTAAGTAGGAAAATAGAAGACAAACTCGCAAACACAGGAAGATGGCATATAATTAAGAATAGGTTTGGCCAAGATGGAATTACATTCCCAAGTATGATGAATGCAAGTAATGGACAAATAGATATCCACGCACCAGATTCGCTAGATGGTCAAGATGTACAAAAGGATATGGACAACCACTCAGAATATTTGCGGAAAGTACTACAATCTAAATACAAAAAAGAGGCTTAAATATGTATATATCGATATTTATTAGTACAACTGGTGTAGTAGCCAGTTTTTTTCTTCAATAATGATTTATAATAATAAAGGGAAATAATGGAAATTTCAAATCAAATTTTATCAGAAATTACAGTGTATATGAAGTACGCAAAATACGTACCTGAACTAAATAGAAGAGAGACGTGGGAAGAATTAGTAGATAGAAATAGACTAATGCATCTTAAAAAATATCCTGAACTACACGGACAGATTGAAAAAGCATATCAATATGTTTATGATAAAAAGGTACTTCCTTCAATGAGAAGCATGCAGTTTGCAGGCAAGCCAATTGAAATATCTCCAAATAGAGTTTTTAATTGTGCATATTTACCAATAGACCATATTGATTCTTTTAGTGAAACAATGTTTTTGCTGTTAGGTGGCACAGGTGTTGGATATTCTGTTCAAAAACACCATGTTGAAAAATTACCAATAATACAAAAACCATATCCAAAAAGAAAGCGCAGATTCTTAATTGGAGATTCAATAGAAGGCTGGGCAGATGCAGTTAAAGTTCTAATGAAATCATATATGAATGGAGGTGGTAGCAATATTGAATTTGACTTTTCAGATATTAGGCCAAAGGGCTCACAACTTGTAACTTCAGGAGGAAAAGCTCCAGGACCTCAGCCATTAAAGGAATGCATCTTAAAGGTAAGAGGTATGTTAGACCAAAAAGAAACTGGCGATAGATTATCTACATTAGAGGCTCATGATATTGTCTGCTACATTGCAGATGCAGTATTAGCTGGTGGTATTAGACGAGCCGCACTTATTAGTTTATTTAGTGCAGATGATGATGAAATGATTAGTTGTAAGGTTGGAAACTGGTGGGAATTAAACCCACAAAGAGGCAGAGCAAATAATTCAGCATGTTTAATGAGACATAAAATCACTAAAGAATTCTTTATGGATCTTTGGAAACGTGTAGAACTATCAGGAGCAGGAGAACCAGGAATTTATCTTAATAATGATAAAGATTGGGGTACGAATCCATGTTGTGAAATAGCATTGAGACCTTTCCAGTTTTGCAATCTTTGTGAAGTAAACGTTTCTAATATAGAAGATCAAGATGACCTAAATGCAAGAGTAAAGGCAGCCGCATTTATTGGTACAATGCAAGCTGGATATACTTCTTTCCATTATTTAAGAGAAGTCTGGCAAGAAACGACAGAAAAAGATGCTCTTATAGGAGTATCAATGACGGGAATAGGAAGTGGAACAGTTCTAGGATATGATATGAGAAAAGCGGCAGATATAGTTAAGAGAGAGAATTCTCGAGTTGCAAAAATCATTGGAATAAATAGAGCCGCAAGATGCACAACAGTAAAACCAGCCGGAACGACTTCCTTAGTTTTAGGAACTAGTTCAGGTATCCATGCGTGGCACAATGATTATTATATTAGAAGAATTAGAGTCGGCAAAGACGAATCAATATATCAACACCTAATTAAACATCACCCAGAATTAGTGGAAGACGAATATTTTAGACCACATGATACAGCGGTAATTCAAGTTCCACAAAAAGCACCAAGTGGTTCAATATTGAGAACAGAATCACCATTTGCATTATTAGACAGAGTCAAAAAAGTAGCAACAGAATGGGTAACAGGAGGCCACAGAAAAGGTTCAAATACACATAATGTTTCTGCAACAATTTCGCTACAAGATAAAGATTGGGAATTGGCAGGAGAATGGATGTGGACAAATCGAAATGATTATAATGGACTTGCAGTACTACCTTACGATGGTGGTAGTTATACTCAAGCTCCATTTGAAGATATTACGAAAACAAAATATAAAGAAATGATGAAGTCATTAACAGAAGTAGATTTATCAAATGTTATCGAAGTAGACGATAACACAAATCTTTCTGGCGAGTTAGCATGCGCTGGAGGTAGTTGCGAGATTAGGTAGTACAATTAAGTCAAACATTAAAAATTTTAATGGAGAAGACTATGATGGACGTAAAAAAGCTAAACGAGAAACTAAAAGACTTGCAAAAAGAAATAAAAAAATTACAAGAACAATGCAAACATAAAGATCAAGTTATAAAGGTTATTGGGCCCAATGATATAAGATGGATTTGTAAAAAATGTGAAAAAGCATTAGGTTGGCCAACGCCAGAAGAATTAACAATATGGGCGAAAAGTTAAAAAATGAAATATGTTATAGGAAATAATTTAGTAACACAAATTGCAACACATTTATTACCAAATGTCACACAATTAAATTGTGGAACAGATTATGATGATTGGAATATTGGAACTTTCTATATTCCATACTATTGTTTAAGTTTTGTACAACAAATATTACCTGGTGCACAACTGGCAAAGTATACACTTAGAACAATGTATGATATGAGAAACAATCTCTCAGCAGTAAAGCCTAAGAATTTTGACCAAATATATAAATTATATACTAGAGGAAAGGTTAATGTTGAAAGTGAATATATTAATAATGTGTCTGAAACAATAGATACTATTTCTATAAATGGAGAATCTTCTTTTAGTTCATTGAAAATACTACTTGACGAACTAAAAAGATTAAACAAGAATAAAATAGAATATGTTGACATAGTTGAAATTGATGTAAAACAACGATTGATTAAATTGAAAAGTGAAAAAGAATATTTATATAGTAGGCTAATATATACTTCTGATTTAACCAGCTTAATAACTCTAGACAAAAAACATATTGTTGAAAAGTATATAGAACAAAACTATGCAACCGATGAAACTTTTTCTTTACCTGTTGTTGATAAATATGTATACCACTGCAAGTTAGAAAATGAGAATGATATAGAAATATCTAAAATTTTTGGACAAATAGCAACGGTTGGAAAACCATGGTTTAGAAAAATATTCTATAATGGCACAGTAGTATATGAATCTCTAAAACAGATATTTGAAGAAAAAATAGAAGGAAATACAGTAGAAGAATACATCGAAGAAACACAAATTACAGACACACTTGGAATAATAAAGGTAGCAGGAATAGATTTACTTGGCAAATGTACAGAATGGGACAATTCTGTAGGAATGGGACATATTATTAGAAGATGTAATTCATTACTAGAATATTATGGTGATGATGAAAAAAATCATAAAATAATTTTCCCAGGTCAAGAAAATTTATTATATTAACTAATATGCAAAAACACAATAACTTACATGATTGTTTTCAATCAGAATTACAATCCCTCACATACTCTGGCAAGGATATAAATAGCAACGGCAGCAAGCAAACAGAACTATTATTTAGATCTGTTTCAATAGACGACCCTAGAAAATTATCAATTGACCATCCATCTAGGAAGTTTAACCCTGCATATTCAGTCTTAGAATTTTTATGGTATCTTTCTGGACATAGAAAAACTAATAATATTGGTAAATGTGCAAATATATGGCTAAAAATACAAGATGAACATGACGAAGTAGAATCTAATTATGGAACATATATTCTTGGAAAACAGTGGGATTGGGTATTAAATGAATTAGAATCAGATAGAGATTCTAGACGATGTACAATGGTAATTCATCAACCATATCATAAGACAATGAATCCTAAAGATTTACCGTGCACACAATATCTACAGTTTTTTATTAGAGAAAATAAATTACATTTGGGTGTAAATATGCGTTCAAATGATATTATTTTTGGATTTTGTAACGATATCTTCAATTTTGCACTGTTTCAACAACTAATGTTAAATGAGTTAAGAGATATATATCCAGATTTAGAATTAGGCACCTATTTCCATCATGCAGGAAGTTTACATCTTTATGAAATACATAATAAGATGAGAGACAATATCTTAATGGACCAGTGTTTCAGTGAAGAAACTAAATATGAACTTAACCCTTGGATAACTAGAAAATATATAGAGGAGAACAATATGACTCTTCCGATAGAAGATATGCCAAAATTAGAGTTAATGGCATTTACAAATAAACAAATGAAAAAACTATTTATATGAAAAAGAAAGAATCAATATTAAAAAGAGCCGACGAAGTAGTAAATAATAGAGCAGAAGAAAAAGAAAGACGTTACGGCCCTTTTAGTGAAGGTATGGAACGTGCTGCAAAAATTGCAAGTGGCATGACAGGAAAAGATTTAATCGCAGAAGATATTTATGCAGTTTTAGTTGCGTTAAAATTATCAAGACACTCTTATAATTACAGAGAAGATAATTTATTAGATGCAGTGGCATATTTAGGCGGATTAGATAATTATATTAAGGAGAAGAAACAATGAAAATAAATGTTATGAAAATTGGAGCAACCATTAATGCAAATAATGGCAGCATACTAACAGATGAAATAAATGCAGTGACAAAAATGCTATCAGATTGCGGCCACGACGTACACTATCACACAACTGCAACTAGGAATATGATACAACTTCCTCATGCAACATTTCACGACTTGGCAGAAGTCACAGATCAATCATATAGTGAGTATGATGCATTGATAGTTTTTAATGGAAATGCAAATTTTTATGGAGGATGTGAAGCTAGAGGAGATTTAATGGCTTATAAGTTTATCAATAAGTCTACATGCCCAGTGTTTTACTTCTTAACAGATTGGTTATTACCATTACAACAATTGTGGCCAAATGTAGAGAAAAAACAAGTTCAATACCATTGGGATAATCAATATACTCAAGACGAAATTGAAATAGTTAGAGAAGATATTATTATGATATCGCAAATCTACAATATGGAAACACTACAAGCAAAATATTTAGATAAACGAGGAATACTGTACGCTGATATTATTTATTTTCCACTACAAGATTTTATCATTCACGAATATGAACCAATTCCATTTGTTGAACAAAACGATAGATGGTTAGATTTAATCTATGGTGGTACGTTTAGAGGAGGACATAGACAAGATAAAATGATTGAATATTACTTTGATTATCCTGATGGTATAAATGTTCAAATGTTTGGAAATATAAAACCAGAACACTTCAACAAGAGAAAAACGATTGATATGAAATATCCAGACTTCATAAGTAAAAAGGTAAAACATCGAGAATTTTTTGATAGAATGCAAACTGCAAAGGCAACTGTTACTATTAGTGATAAGTTATACGAAGGATGTGCAATTTCAAATAGAACAAATGAATCTATAATTGGAAATGTAATATCTTTTATCGATAAAGGATATGATCCTGAGATGAGGATATTTAATGATGAATTGTTGCGAAAATTTAATTACGTTGAGTCTAGGTCTGATGTTGTTGCCCGCTTAAAATATTTAGATGACAATCCAGCTGCATTCACAGAAATAATAAACAGACAGTACACAGATGCAACTAGTAAAATGTCAAAAGACGAATATTATAGATCTTTTGTGAATATAGTAGAATCAAAATTAGAAAATAGAGAAATAGAGGAAATACAATGGTTTCAGAATTAAAATTTATTAAGGTAAAAAATGTAAAAAGTCCAACTAGAGGAACAGAACAAAGTGCAGGAATAGACTTTTTTGTTCCAGATGAGTTTGAAACAATGGTATTATTACCTGGAGAATCATGTTTTATTGCAAGTGGAATAAAGGTCAGCCTACCAAGTGAACATGTATTAATAGCATTTAATAAAAGTGGAGTAGCAGTTAAGAAAAATCTACATGTCGGCGCATGTGTAGTAGATGAAGATTATCAAGGAGAACTTCATATAAATTTAACAAACACAGGAAATTCCGCCCAAATAATTGAACGAGGAGATAAGATAGTACAATTTGTTTTATTGCCTGTGAATTATACAATGCCTATAGAAGTTGAACCAAAGGACTTATATGCTAAGAAATCAGCTAGAGGTGAAGGTGGATTTGGAAGTACTGGAACAAAATAATTGTTAACAACTTTTTTGAAAATAACGAACCAGGATTTTCAAATGTCAACAAAATTGGTTATATTTAATATATAAAACAAACAAAGGTTATATGAAATTATCACGACTATCAAGTAAGTTCGACAAGGGCTTTTTCAACATGTATCAATTCGGATATGGTGAAGATAATAAATTAAAAGTAAAGGTAGACAGAATACGAGACTACTTTTACTATTCTGCAGAACATATTGATGATATTTTAGATATTAGACAATTTGACTGCAAAAGAACAGATTTATTTACTACACTATATGGAGATAAAGTATACAAGGTATATTATACTGGAATAAAGGCCAAACTTGAGCTTGTAAAGAAGTATCCTGATAGAATACATCAAGCAGATGTGACTCCAGAATTTAAGTTTATGCTGGATAGAAAATTTGAATGGTCTAGTAAAAGGCACATTATGTATTTTGATATTGAGACGTGGTTTGACCCAGCCAATCCAAAAGCCAATATGCCTCATAAGGCATTAATGCCTGTTACGTCAATTGTTTGCTATTCAAATTTCCATAAAAAATATTGGGTAATATCTTGGCATCCAGAACAAACAAAGGATTATGATGAGCCTAAGATGATTGAAGAAGATAATGTCAATTACATGTTGTGCAAGGATGAAAAAACAGTTCTTTTGAGTTTTCTTGAGCTTTTAAGTGTAATGGAAACAGATGTAATCACAGGATGGTATTCAGGTGGATATGATTTACCATATATTATAAATAGATGCAAAAGATTAGGTCTTCCATATGAAAATATATCACCATTAAAGGATGTTTACATTAAAAAGCGAGGTGAATATTGGAGAATAAACATAAAGGGACTTGACCATGTAGATATGATGGACGCAGTTCAAGATATGGGTTATAATCTTCCTAATTGGAAGTTAGCCACCGCAGTAAAGGAGATTATTGGAGATGAAGATTTAGACAAACTGACCGAAGTAACTTGGAGAGATTGGCTAGATAACTATAAAGGATTCATAAAGTATGCGATTCGAGATGTCGAGATTCTTGTAGAAATGGATAAGAAAATACAGATATTTGAGTTATATACTACACTTCAACAGATTTCGCATACTGACACGTTAGGCGGTACATTCCACAAGTCAATGGTGGTTGATAACTATATATTAAAGGAAAATCATGGAAAGATTATATTTCCTACTAGACATACTAGAGCAAAACAACCATATGCAGGAGCTATAGTTTTTAATCCTAGAGAGCCAGGTGTACATGAAGATGTAACTGTAATGGATTATACTTCACTATATCCAACATCCATTATGGCATTTAACATAAGCCCAGAAACTTTCATAGTTTCACAAAAATCATGCAAAAAGATGGGCATTAAAATAGAAGACGTAATTCAGAAACTTAATGATGATGGAATAGGATATATTGACACTGGAACACCAACAGTAAACGGAGTACCAGAACTATTTGGTGAAAGATACCTATTTTATGACCAAAAATACAAGCTAGGACTACTTCCAAAGGTACTTAGAAAATTATTTTTACAAAGAGTAGAAGTCAATAGAGCTTTAAAGGCAGGCGAATATGTTGGAGATGAGGCTGTAGCCATGGATAAGCGACAAGCAGCTTACAAACTAGTTCTTAACTCAGCATATGGTGCAATGGGATTCAATTTCTTTAGATTGTACCGACCAGAATGTGCAGATGCAATTACATATTTTGCAAGACAAGCTCTTAAGTTTGCATCTCTTAAATTCCAAAATCAAGACCACTATGTATTATATGGTGACACAGATTCAATATTTGTTAAGTCAAACGGTAGTTCTGAAGATGAAATGAAAGATAAGTTAATTGGCTTTAATAAAATGTTGAGAAAGGAGTTGGTTGAAAAATATAACCCTGGAATAATGGACGAATACATGCACATGGACCTTAAATTTGAATATGATTTAGAATATATCTATTTTGGAGATTCTAAGAAGAGATATTATTCTATAATTAGAGATACTGGCAAAAAATATATTAGAGGTATGAATATTATTCGTAAAGATACTCCTGAATTTATGAAAGGAGCCCTCAACAAAATAACAGAGCTAGCAGTTAGAGGTAATCTAAAAATGGAACATCTAAAATTATTGAGAAAAAAGATAGAGACAGTAGACTATAAGCTTATGGGAATAAATAAAAAGTTTACAAAATCGTTTGACCAATATAAGAAAACCATGCCACAACATGTTAAAGCTTCATTCTGGGCAAATGACAAACTCAACACCGATATATCACATACAGATACTCCACTATTATTTTACATAAAGAGTAATTGTGAAGACGACATTAAAATAAACCAACGACAAAAAGCAATTTGTCTGAATGAAAAAGATTTGAAACTCATAGATGAAAGAACAGACGTATTTCAATTAGATTATGAGATATTCTTTAAGAAGCAAGTTTTGGACCAACTTGAAGAGTTTGACAAAATATCAGATGTAAAAACAATATTAGGAAATTATAATAATGAAGTAGTGGCATAATTAAAGTAGTTTTATTTGATATTTATATTAAATAAAGGTTATAACAAATTACAAAAAAGGAGAACAAGGTTATGAATATCGAACCAATCGCAGGAAAAATCGTATTAAAAAAATTATCACAAGATAGAACATCAGGCGGAGTAATTATGCCAGATATTGCACAAGAAGGATCCCAAGATGCTGAAGTTATTGCTATAGGGCCCCCAGTAATTACACAATCAGGAAAACCAAGACCAATACAAACCATTGTAGGAGATAAAGTATTATATCCTAAATTTGGTGCAAAAGCTATAGATATATATGGAGAAGAATATTTGATAATAGATGAATCAGAAGTTTTTCTAATTTTTAAAGGAGAGAATAAATAATGGCAAAAAAAGATTTAACATTCAACATAGATGCTAGAACGGAATTACTTAAAGGAGTAAATACTTTAGCAGATGCAGTATCAGCAACACTTGGACCAAAAGGACGAAATATTGTTATTGAAAAAGAGTTTGGAACATATATTTCAACAAAGGATGGAGTAACAGTTGCAAAAGAAATTGAATTAGAAGATCCATTACAAAATGCTGGCGCACAAATGGTAAAAGAAGTCGCAAGCCAAGTAAATGATGAAGCAGGTGATGGAACAACAACTGCAACGGTGTTGGCCAGACAGATGTATACTGATGGACTAAAACATATATCTAATGGAGCAAATCCAATTGACCTAAGACGAGGAATGGCAAAAGCTGTATCCGCAATAACTGAAGAGTTAAGCAGTCTTGCAAAAGAAATAAATAATTCCTCTGAAATAACTGAAATAGCTACAATCTCTGCAAATAATGATGAGTTTATCGGCCATTTAATATCAGAAGCAATGGAAAAAGTTGGTAGAGATGGAGTAGTAACTGTAGAAGAATCTCAAACATCAGAAACAGTATTAGAAACAGTTGAAGGACTACAATTTGAAAGAGGTTATCTTTCTCCATATTTTATCAATAATAATAATGATATGCAAGTTGAATTAGAGAATCCATGGATATTAATATTTAATAAAAAAATATCTACCATTAAAGGAATAGTCAAAATATTGGAGGCATGCATTCAACAAAGTAAGTCTCTTCTAATAATAGCAGAAGATGTACAGTCAGAAGCATTAGCTGCATTAATTGTTAATAAAATGAGAGGAACCTTAAAAGTAGCTGCAGTAAAAGCTCCTGATTTTGGAAAAAGACGAGACGATGTTTTAGAAGATATTGCAGTTATAACTGGTGGTACGGTAGTTAGTACTGAAAAAGGAATGACACTAGATAAAGTATCAGAAGATATGTTTGGCTCTGCAAGATTAGTTACAATCAATAATAAGTATACAACAATTGTAGATGGTGCTGGAGATGTCAAGAATATAGAATCAAGAATCACAGAAATAAAATCTATAATCGACACGTCAGATTCTCCATATGATATTGAAAAAGCACAAGAAAGACTAGCAAAATTATCAGGTGGAGTAGCAATTATGAAAATTGGAGCAGAATCTGAAATTGAAATGAAGGAAAAGAAAGATAGAGTTGAAGATGCCTTAAACGCAACAAGAGCAGCGTTAGATGAAGGAATTATACCTGGAGGTGGAGTTGCATTAGGATGGATAGTTGATAGTGTAATTGGAACGATTAGCGTAGAAACTGAAAATATTGACCAAGCTAGTGGAGTAGATATTGTAAAACGAGCATGCAAAGAACCATTTAATTGTATTATGGAAAACTCCGGCCTTACTCCAGAAGTTGTATGGAATAAAGTTCGTAGCAAAGTAAAAAGAAAGAATCCTGTTAACAAGATCGAAGATATGAAATGGGGTTATGACGCGAGAAAAGAAGAAGTTGTAGACATGTTTGTAGCAGGAATTATTGACCCTGCAAAGGTAGCAAGAGTTGCACTAGAAAAAGCAGCTTCAGTAGCCGGAACAATGTTATTAACTGAATGTATTATTACAAATAAACAAAATAACGATGAAGAACCAGATCTAGGAGCAGGTGGATTTGGAATGCCATCATAAGGAGAAATAAAAATGGAAGCAACAAATATGAAAGGATTAGTACCATCAGATTTACCAGATGTAATTTGCAATGAATGTGGAAACCCAACATTTATACAAGTAGTATTATTAAAAAAAGTATCAGCAGCCCTAGCACCATCAGGAAATACTAGTTTTTTACCACTACCTGTATTTGAATGTAGCAATTGTGGAAATGTTAATGACGAGCTATTACCTAAAGAAAAAGGCGCGTCACTACCAAAAACCCAGGATGACAATTAAAAAGTCTGACCCAGTAAAACATCCTAACCATTATACACAAGGAATAGAGATGTGGGAGTATGCAAATTCTCACAATCTCAATTTCTTTGAAGGTAATATCTTAAAATATATTACGAGATGGAAAGATAAGAATGGACTTCAAGATCTTTATAAGGCAAAAGCCTATCTAGATAAGTTAATAGAAAACACTGAAAAATCTGGTAAAAAATAATTACCAGATTTTTTTATGTCATTTACTTTGATTATATTAATATATGCAATTAAAAACACCAAAAGACTTAGCCATAAAGGCTAGAATGCTAGGAAAAAAGACTATTTCATATAGCCAATTTTCAAGGTATAAGAATTGTCCAAAATCTTGGAAGCTATCATACATAGATAAGCATAAAGTTTTTGACCCATCAATATACCTAACATTCGGAACAGCATTCCATGAAACTTTACAAACCTACATAGATACAATGTATAAAGAATCTATTGTAAAAGCAGACGCATTAAATGTCAATGAATTATTATTGAATACAATGAGGCA